TGTCATTACCACGATTTAGTTCGCGTGCGGCTTCGTTAAAACGCTCCTGCAGTTCATCCACAGTGACGCCATACAATGAGGCCAGATTTTTGAAATCGACCTCCTTGTCGAAGTTGATGCTCTGCTGACGCGCCGCATTCTTCAGAAACGACTCACCAGAGCCACCTTCGACTTTTTCCAGGCTGACGCAGGCGTTATAACCCGGTTCCAGAAAGCCAATCTCGTCCTCTGACATATCGCCGATGATCAGAACGCGGTCAGGGTGAATTTTACGTTGTGCAGTGCTCCCGTCCGATAGCGTCTCTGTGTACTGCCACATCGTGATACCGCCATTACTGTCTCGGGTGGCAACCTTCAACGCGCTTGCCCAGACAGGCGTGATTTCCTGCAGCGCTTTACCTTTAACAACCGGCTCAATCCACTCCTTGCTGTCTTTGACGTGCAGCAAGATGCCAGCCCAGCGCCCCACCAGCCGCCTGACATCGGCCTTAGCGAATGTGCGCCAGAATCGGTGGTTAAATACCTGGTTGCTGCTACGCTCCCAAAGGGTCACCTCTCGCGACTCGTCGGACTGCTCGCCCTCAATAACCTGCGGGTTGGTTTTCCAGCAATTTGATGCCAGTTTATTTACTGCGCCGTTAGCAATGCCGCCACGCCGGTACAGTTTGTACAGATCATCGAATGTCAGGTTTTCTTTAAAGCCGTATTCGCACCATGCGCTTTCGCGCTTTGTATCCAGCCCCATGCCGGGGTTAAATGCCATTGCGCGCGCACGAGCCATCCTGACGTCATTCAGCGCGTGATTGACGGCGAGTGTTAATTTATCAGTCATGTTTTTCCCGCTGGTGGATTTCAGGCAATAAAAGGTCGCATAAGCGACCTTAAGTTAATGAACTGTGCCAGGATATTCCGCTATAAGGCTTTCAACACTGGCAGAATTTCAGGGTTAACCCGGATGCGATGAAGCATCTCCATTCCCCAATCAAAAAACCTGCGTTTAGTGCGGCTTGCAGAAAGCTAAAGAGAAAGGGATAGGTGTATTTTATCGCTTGAATTAGGAATTTGCTGGGCACATATTAATAAAGCTTTATCAATAATTTTGGAGACTTACATGGCTAGTAAATTTGCAAATGGAACAGTGGTTCAACTTAAGTCAGGCGGTCCCTTGATGACCGTAAGCTATTACAAACCTGATAGTAATGAACATATTTGTATGTGGTTCAAAGATTCAGAAGTTAAATCTTCCTACTTTGAGCCAGAAGTTTTGCGAGAAGTAAAAGAAGATAATGGCGTCTGGTAAAATCTGGGGCTTCGGCCCCTTTTTTAACATAATGGGTGTTACCCGCCTTTCAGAAATGCCACTCGCGCGAAATTCATCATGAACGGGTTATTAATCTATGATTTCCTCGCGGCAGAGCTGAAATCGGACTGCATAAATAGTGCATAAAAACGGACTGAAAATGCATAGCCAAAAATCATAGCGAAACAGTTATTTTAGGTACTAATCACAAAAAGTTTTAACGACCCTGCAGGCGCTTAGGAATCATCATGCCCATCGTCTGAGCCCTGCGTTTGATGTAACCATCGAGGCTGTATCTAATACCATCCCAGCAGTGTTCATTACCATCAGCCAGTTTTGGCAACACTTCCCCTGTAATGCGATCAGTTTTGTAAGACCACATTCGGGCTTCACGCGCCACGTTCTTACAGCGCGGGTGGATAATGATTTCATCAAAGCCGCGCAGGTGGGCGATGCCATCCTCTACACTGCCCTGCCATTTCTCAGCTGCGGAGATATTGAACCCCTGACGCCTGAGATAGCTGATTGTCTCCGGGCGCGCTGAGTCAGCCTTGATGGGCCAATCGCGTGCGCCGGGGATGGTGTCATATAGAGCAGGCATGTGGTCGAGTTCGATTTGCTGCCCATATGCCTCGTATTCAACATAGAGCCGGTTATGCAGAATGAATGATCGGGTGAGCGTATTGGGGTCTTTGGCAAAACCAAAGTCCGCACCAAAGAAAAGCCGCTCCGCCTCTTTCCACAAATTGTCTGAGAACTCAGCAACACGGTATTTGCCAGCCAGCACCTGTTTGTCTGAGTTTTCGAGGTATGCGCCCTCCCATACCCAGGCATAAGTTGCCGGATCGAGACGGCGCTCATCGTTCTGGCGCTCGCCCTCCAACACGTCAGGAAACCAGGGGTTATCCGTGTAATTCATCTCTACGGTTATGCAGTCGTCCCCAGCCTCTTTGCGGAACCGCTTATCGGTAGCACTGCCGTCGCGCTCCGGGTTCCACGTTACCCAAATCTCCGAACCTTCTTCACGGACTGTAGGGCTAAGCTTCTGCCATGCAATTTCACTTACTGACTCAGCCTCGTCCACCCAGCACAGTAGAATACGCGCTTTCGACTTGATGCTGTCCAGGTTGTGCCGCAGACCAGAGAAAACATATGTCACCGTTTTGTCGATGGTACGGATGTATTTATCACCAATGTCAAAGTTGGACGCCAGCCATGGGACGGAGAGGATCGCCTGCTTTACCTCCTGCATGCTCGACTCCTCCAGTGAGTTCATGAACTCACGCGCACAAAGGATCACGCCGCTCTCACGATTCATCATCGCTTGATATGCCCTGATGGCTGTCATCAAGGCAAACGTGCGTGTCTTTGCACTGCCGCGCCCACCATGTGAACAGCGATAGCGTTTACCTACCGCAGTAAAAAGGGGGGCAAGTTTAGCGGGGATTGGAAGTTGTACGGCGTCACTCATGCTTCGGCTCAACGGGTAAAAGCTGAATCACAGTTGGTTTTGATGCCATGCTGCCATCAGGGCTGGTGTGCTCAAACTTCTGCCGGTTAGTGTAGGCTTCCCCAACCTCTTTGGCTGCCTGTTCCATCAGTGATGCGGCCAGCGCAAGATTCTGCATTTTTTCTGCCTTGTTCATCATGCGATCAAGCGTGCGTAGACGATAAGATTTATTGGCAATCGGGATGTCAGATATTTCGGTCTGAAACCGGGCGCGTGTGCTGTTAAACAGAGCGACCCACTTTTTTGCAAGCCCCTTGCCGCTGGCCTTTGTAGGATCGTGTGATTCAATCTGTTGGGGTGTGACTTTAATGCCAAATTGTTTTTGGACGGCCTCAGCAACAATCGCTAGCGAATCAAAGCATGCAAGTGACTGAATGATGAAGGCTTTCACCTCTGGTTTTAATGCAGCCATATTTCACCATTCTTCCAAAGCATTCTAAAATTTACGCCAGTTTCATCAGGCACGTTCCACAGGCTCTGGCTACATTCAGCTGTGCCACCTCAGCGGGCTGACTTGCGGCTTCCACCAATTGCTGAACGTCAGCGCTGGCACCATATCGGCGAACAACGCCAACGAACTCCTCAACGTCATGCCCCCGCATTGTCATAACTGGTCGCCCCTCTGAATTGAACTTAGGTGCACCGAATTCATCCCGCGCCTGTGCTATGTGATAAAGCTCATGTTCTATGAGAGCGCAGAAGTCGAGGTCACTGCATTCACAGCAGTAGTCTGCAGCCAGCGTTATGATGAAGCGGGGAACATATCCGAACCACTCATGCATCTGTTGCTGCATGCGCGCCTTTTGCCAGCCACCTGCCCGCATGATGATCTCCTCAGCCTGACCCAGCACAGTTCTGCCGCGTTTAGTGAAAGCGCTCGATGCCCACATAAATCGAATATCAGCGTGCTGTAGGTGGAGATGCTCAGGATTGTGCAGTACCCCGTCTTCACTGAGGATGTGTTCAGTGATCCACTCATGAATTTCATTAGATGGGGTCAGGCTGATGTGAGGGTTAAATTCATTCAAAAAACTTTCTGGTGGTCGCGGTCGGTTTAACTGGTCGATTTGCATGGGCCTATCCTGTCCGTTTAGTCACTACCACTTCAGCCTCCGTACCAGATGCAACGCGCAGCCATACTACCCATGGAGCGTATACATTTAGAACGCGACCGGCCTGATGCCAGGCGATTGAATCTGCACTATCGGCATACTCAATAAACCCCTCAGCGACGGTTACGTGCCCACTGTTCGTGCCGTCCGTAATCTGGATAGGCGTTCTCGTTACGGTTACTGGCTCAGACATAGCTACCTCTCATTTATTGGGTTGGCTGTTAGACGGCGGTTATCACAAGCGTTGAAACCATGTCGCGCAGCTTAACCGTCAGTGTGCATGTTCCGGCAGTGAGGATACTGACAGCCGCCTGACCACCGGCGGATGTGCTGATATGCTGCACCATACTGGGGTTAGATATCGTCCAGACCGCGCCGTCTGCGCGCCCGATTTGAGCGCCGGTCTCACCGCTGACTAAAAACGCGCCGAGGTATTGCCAGCCTTTAGGGGCGGTCGCGTTCAGCATGGTGAAGTGGGTGCTGTCTACCTGAGTGACATACCAAGGCGACGTGGGTGTTTTGTTGCTGTCGTTCTGGATGAATATCGTGTCGGCTGGCGGTTTATTCTGGCCGCCAATCACGATATCGCCGGGTACTGATATTCCCTGCATATTAGTGCCACCAATGACAGTGGCATCGGGTGTTAAAATCATCGGTTGCTCCAATAAAAAACCGCCCGGAGGCGGCTTGAATAATAGTATCTTTAACCAAGGTACTTACAGATAATCCAATAACTCTCATTATCTGGTTGGATAGTTCTCTGGATTGATCTTACTTCCCATGTTGACGATTGTTCATTACTTGCACCGTGCTGCAGGGTAATCTCGTCTCCCACAGTTGGCAGATTTGCCTCAAGTAATGAGGAGTATTTCTTCGAACAGATTTCGCCAACACCTATACCAACTTCAGGAACTCTGTCTTCCATAAAAAAAACCAATTCTATAGACATCATAAATCTCCGAAAAAATGACTGAGATAGAGTAGCCTTAGAAACAACTTTTGCGAACAAAATGATTTGAAATGTATTAAATATTTTTAAAATGAGTTGATAACCACGCCATAACTCAAACTTTCATTACTTCAAGAATGGTCAACTCTTGTTTATCTTATGTGAACTTATATGCAGTACACTTTCTCGCATCAAGCCTAGCTCTTTAAAGATATGTTTAAAAAAATCTCAGCATGATCAATAGTAGGTAGCCACACTAAGCCTATCGAAGCACTTTAGGTTAATTTCTGGAATCTATTGATAACATTTACAAAAAAGAGTTAATTATGAAACAAAATTTTTTACTTACTTATTCAGTAAAAGCCCCAAGTGAAAAAGACGAAGATATACATAAAGCATCCAAAGTACGCGTAGAAATTGCTGATATTGAATTTTGGTCGAAACACAGTGATGTGGAAACTACATTTATGGGTAGCATGGTAGTGGATGGCTTTGCTGACTCAACGAAAAAAAACAATGCAATAAATCAAGTAACAGAGAAACTTCTACCTATCTTAAAAAAACACAGCGTAAAATCAGGAGATGTAAAAATCTACTGTGTGATGATGTTACAAAGTCTTGAACAACCTTTCGATTTCACTATCGTGAGGTAATATCATTGGGCGCGCAATAACGTGCGCCCGTAATCAACTGGGCGGAGTAATATTTTTGCAGTTCCTTTCCCACGTCTCGTTATGTCCTAGAATTGCGCGTAGTGTCAGGGGACTCATCAAGTGGATATCGTGGTCACTGACGTAGATCGGGCGAACCCACTCACAGCCGGTATCAATCACCCTCGCGCCGCCACCGTTCCCGCAGCCGCTCAGAGACAGCAGCATCAGGCAGGCCGTTAATATCCTGCTGAACATCGATAGCATTCTGCAGTACCTCAATATGCTTTTCTGATTCCTCAGCCTGTAAAGACGCCCGCTCAGCTGCTGCTGTAGTTTCAGCTGCGTTTTTGCCCCTGCTCCGGCCCAGACCAAACGCAGCCAGCACCAGTCCGACAACTACCACCAGCCCGGTTAATAGCGTCTGCATCAGATCAAACCTTTGTAGGCGTCATAGGTGCCGCTGCGCATAACCTCTGCGTGACGGCGTGCGCGTTCAGGTGTCTGGCGCGCCCACAGGCTATTCAGCATTCCACCAGCTGCACCGGCAAAATCACCGCGTGCAATCATGCCCAGTGTGTTAGTGAAACCAGCCAGACCTGTTACGCCCATCTGATAGGCCATGCTGCAAAGAATGTCGCGGCGTGCATCGTTGCACTGCGCAAATGCGGCCACAATCGCAGGTTGTCGATTCATTGAGGCGGTTTTCGCATCTACCAAGCATTGTTTCCAGACATCGCCAACACGACGCGGGACGGTAAACTGGTACTGGCTGATTGGTGCGTTTTGAGGGCCAATCCTGATACCACCGGCAACCGTTGGAAAATTGCGGGTGTCCCAATAGGGAGTCTCGCGATAGCCCTCCTCAAAATGCAGAATCTCTATGATTTTACTCACCGGTTTTTCTCCGTGATGAATTTGAAATAATGCGCGCCACATTGCCGCGTGCTGCAAATACGGCTATGCACGCCAGCCCGTGTGCAATCACAATCGACCATCCGGTTGACTGGTAATAACCAAACAACCACAGCAACACAAAATTGCCGTAGGCCAGAATCAAAGCGGCAGCGATCCAGGAATACAGAGGTTTATGCGTTCTCCCCTGTTTGCTGAACAGCATCAGACGCAGAGAAATAGCCGCACTGAAAGCGACTACTAATAATGTTTGCGGATCACAGTGGATGGTCATGATTTATCCCCTAGCCATTTTTTGAAGAATGGCAATTTTGAGACGCCACCGTTTTTCAGCCAGAAATAACCCTGCACCGCAGCAGCTGAAATGATCACTGCTGCCAGTGCGTCCAGAGGCTTTTCGCGGTAGTTGAAATAATCCTCTACTTTGTCCGCAACAAATCCGGCCCCAAATACACCAGCTGCATAGCCAAACAGGAAATAGCCAAATATCTGTCGTCGCGTCAGGTCGCTGGCGGTGACGATAAAACACATCGAACCGGCAAACGCACCGAACGCGATTGAGTAATCTACAGAGGTGATAAAACCCACCAGCGCAGACGTGACAATGCCCCAGCCAGCTACGGTTGCCGTTGCGCCGGTGCTTAATGGCTCAGCCATCTAAACTCCCTAATTAACATTCAATAAAAAGGCCCACCGAAGTGAGCCTCTAAGTAAGGATTGAAATCAATAAGCGGCAATTAATTGAACCCACTTGATCAGCGTAGTTAGTACACGCTGAACAGATTCAGGTTTGTCGCTTGGCGAAAATCACAATTAATGTCTCTTTTTGCTTTCACATCTCTATGCATACACATAGCAGCCTGAGCTAAGACGGTTGTTTACGTAATAGTTAGCAATATACCTTGCCAAAAAATGCTGGAATGTCTATAGCCCCCTATAACAAGGGCTGAAGCAGTATCAGCAAGCTTTTCTACAAGGAAAATACTCGGTGGATAAAAGTAAGCTTTGTATCCGCTTTGAGAGAGATGTTTAGCCCCATAATTCAATATGATTTCACATAAAATCGACAACTCGCAGCTAGTTACCTGTAAGCACTTTATTGCAAAAATTTAAGAATTTAAAATGATAAGTGATGTCACATAGAGCTATTCTTATCACATTACTATATCTTTTGCGGACCGCACTAATGTTTTCTATAGTTATGATGTATGCTAGCCCATAGCATACATTTGAATATAACTAACGTATTGATTTTATTGATGCGAACTTTTCTTCTTACACGGTGAAGTTATGACTAATCCGAATCCACAGATGCTCAGATGGGCTAGAGAAAAGGCTGGCCTCTCTCAAGAAGAAGCTGCTCAAAAGCTCGCTCTTCGTTCCAAAACGGGAGCATCTATGATGATCGATAATTTTGAGAAAGGAGTTGCTTTCCCAACTCCAAAAAAACTTATTGAAATCGCAAAATTGTACCGCAGACCATTGATTACTTTTTATCTTCAAACCCCCCCTGCTGAAGCTCCGAAGGGGGAAGATTTCAGAACACTGCCAGACGCCCCTTCTCCCAAAGAGAATGCTAACCTTGACGCTTTGATTAGGGATGTTTATGTCAGGCAGAATATCGTTCGTGAAGCACTATTTGATGCTGAAACGGCAGTGAATCTAGATTTTGTTGGTTCTATTAACAATCAAGAAAATCCAACCGAAGTTGTCAGGAAAGTCACGTCAAAGTGTAATATTTCAGTTAATGAATATCGTTCAACTGCAGATGCTCATGAAGCATTTAATTACCTTAGAAAAAAAATTGAAAGTTGCGGTATATATGTATTACTGATTGGTAATCTTGGTTCACACCATAGCAATATACCTGTTGAAATATTCAGGGGCATCGCAATTAGTGATAAATACGCGCCTTTTATTGTTGTCAATGACAATGACTCGAAATATGCCTGGAGCTTCACTCTTCTCCATGAACTCGCCCATATATTTTTGGGTAAAAGTGGCGTTAGTAATATTAGAACTGATAGCAATGTAGAAAAGTTTTGCAATGATGTTGCAAGTCAAATCCTTCTGAATGACTCTGATTTCAACTCATTTGGTATTACTGAAGATATTGAAATTGATAAGATAATTGAGGTTGCCTCTGCTAAAAGCTCTGAGTTCAATCTTAGCGCAACAATGATCACATATAGGGCTTATTCAAATGGTCTCATTACACTCGATCAGTGGTTCCAAACAGCAGCACATTTTAGAAAGGCATGGCACGAAAGTAAAAAGGTCCAAGAGAGCAAAGGCGGTGGGTCTTATTACATTACTAAAAAGCATAAAACTGGCGCTGCACTTATCAATACTGTCAAGCGTTCTATCCTTGATGGTGTAATGACTCAGACTAAAGCTGGTAAAGTTCTTGGTGTAAAACCAGGAAATGTGGCTGAAATGGTGGGATTATAATGCCTAAAAAAAACAAACTCTTCCTTGTTGATGCTAACGTTCTAATTCACGCCCACACTCTATATTACCCATTACGTAGAGTTCCCGAGTTTTGGGAATGGGTATTATTCCATGCAAATAATGGTTCCATTAAAATACCTCTTGAGATACTTGATGAGATCCAAGGTGGCGAATCTGACCATCATGCAATCTGGGCTCACGAGAGAGCAAACAAAAATTGCTTATTGCTAAAAGAATCTTTTAATTCAGGTTATCTTTCGAAAGTTCTAAATGAAGGCTATGCACCTGACTTAAATGAAGTTGAATTAGAAACCATAGGCAAAGATCCTTTCCTTATTTCTTATGCTATGACAGACTCCAGCAATAGAATAGTAGTGACCAATGAAGTCTCAAAACCTAGTAAACAAAGGCAAAATCGTAAAGTACCTGATGTATGCAATCACTTTGGTATCCAGTGGTGCAATGTATACGAGTTAGTGAGGGAATTAGACTTTAGTACTGATTGGCAGAGTCGCTTAAGTGCGTGAAAAGCGCCTCTCCAGGGGCGCTTTTACTGTCAATCCATATCCATATCCATTACAACATCTATCATTGACAGACACCCTTCAACAAATGCTTCTGCCATCTGCATTTGGATTCGTATTAACTTCTCGTCTTTTTTCATTTTCTTTGCAATACTTCTTTTCGAAAAACCTTTTAGGTAATACAAGATAAGAACATAATACTCATCATACTTTTTTATTCTTAATTGCGTAATACATCCTTCAATAATAAGACCGTCCGAATCACTGCATGAAATATTTCTTGCTAAACCCTGTGGCAGAAGGCCTTTGAATCCAGCGGCAATGGACGAATAATCAATACGACCATTGTCTGAACGCGCCCATTCTGCCCAACGCTCTAATACCCGTTGTATGTCACGCATAAATCCTCTCCACACTTTTTGTTTATCTGCCCTAATCAGTGCGACTGCAATCGTTTGATCAGGGAGCCAAGATAGCAATTTATTGTCACCAATTTATTTTACATAAATCAATTTAATCTCGGCATAACATATTAAGATGCACTCAACATCCTTGTCTCAAATAAAGTAGTGAAAATAACTTATAAATTAAGGGGCCAATTATTTATTAGCCCCCTTAACACTCATGTTAAATAGCTATTTGAAAAATCACGTTATATATAGCAATGCTATATATAAAAAATAAACAAAATGATTTCATTCATCAATCAATAGCCTGACGAATTTTATCTCTTATTTTAATATAACGAGTTCCTTTTCTCGATGCTCCGATTTCCATTAATTGATTCACACTGAACTTAGTTCTCCGATTGCCATGCGAAAGCTGTCGAACTAGCAATGCAAATAGAGATTTTCCTCTTAACAAATCACCATACCTTTCATGAATCTCATGGAAAAACTCTTCAGGATATTGTTCATCATCTCTAAGTTCAATTGAAGTTTCATAAAATAGATCGTCATTAAGTACCTTGAATGCTGACTCCCTATATGAATCCCCCCCACCTAAATTAGATCTATGCAGTGTTAAGGCATACCATCGCAAGAACTTTGCTAACTCTTGATGAAATAATGCCACTTCATCAGCAGACATCAGACTCAATAACTCACCATCAAAAAAAACGTCGTTTTCAATAGAATAACCTTCAGTAGTAATCACATCTGAGTATTTTTCTTCACATCCATAGTAGACCCATAAATCTTTATCAACAACGAAAGCAATTGGCGCTGATATAGGTTCGTTTTTTATTTTCTCTCTTAATTCAAGAACTGAACCTTTATTGCCAGCAGGCAACATGTCAACTCCAATATCATCTAGGTCGTCTTCAATTCTTCTGTAAATGATTATATCATCCTTGCCTTCTACTAGAATTGTTGGGATAGTGGTTTTTTTCAATAATGCAAATAATTCATCTACCGAAGGCCTAGGCTTTGATGAGCTCATAAGCTACTCCCCTCTATCCGCACCGATCGAAACTTCTTTATCGGGATATTTTCCATAGATAAATGGCGAGTGCGTAGCAAAAATGAATTGATTTGTTGGGTTTTGCTTTTTCAAAATCCTGTATAATTGTCTCTGCCAATCAACATGCAGACTCAATTCAGGCTCATCAATAAATATTATTGCATCTTGATGGAAGGCGTTGTAACAAATAAAGCTTAGCATTTGCTTCTCACCCGCCGACAACACATCGCTTGTAACAGCCTCTGCTGCATCACCGAAACTCAGTCGCTTATCAAAGGATATGCCTGCGTGCTGAAAAAGTTTTTCTACTAAAATTCTAACAGCATCTAGAGGTCTCATTGAAGCAGTTCGAAAAGCTTCTATTTTTTCTATTTCATTTTTAGTTTCAGTCAAAATAGTGTCTGCATCGCTTGCATTACTGCTTGCCTTTTGATGCTCCTTTATTTTCTCAATAACATTGCGCGAAACTTCTGCTTGAAATATGTTTATCTCTTCTGATAAAGATGCAAACTTTTTCAATAAAATACTATTAATATCTTGGCTTGAGATAGCTGCAATAAATAGATGCCCTTCATTTGACATTTTATTTGATAGGGAAGTCAAAGCTTCGTCTATATCACCGCCGGGACGACTAACGCCTCTATTTTTTGGGCGGCGTGATACATCTAGTGAAAACCCACCCTCAATTCGCCGGAACGTTGGAAAAAATATCGAACTGCCAAAAGCAGTTAAATATGGCGCGGCTTGATCTTCTGCTGATTCTTCCCACTCATTTTCTTGATTAGGCCCGCTATCTTCAAAGGTATATGATTCTCCACTATTAGTATGAAGTTCAATTCTACAATATACAGTACCTGTTTTAGTAACAATGCAAGTGTATTCACTAGTCACCAACTTACATGATTTAAAGCTTATTTCCTTAAGCGCCCAAAATATATTACCACTAACAATTAACCAAGCTAGCTTTAAGATAGTGGTTTTACCAGAGCCATTCCTACCAGTTATTATATTTAAATCATCATGAAAAAAATAACGAACTATCTCTGCCTTACCAAAGAGGCCATTTACTGCTATAGATTCTAGCTTCATTAAACTTCCTTATTATTAAAAGAATTAATTGCTACTTAATTAAGCATAAAGAAACGCGTTACTCCATTGTTCCCATTAAGCTTACTAATGTTAAGAATAAACTCATTATTGGATCGAGTAAAGACAGCTTTAGCAAATGCCTGCGATCAAGTCCAAATGTTATCCTATTGATTTTATTGTAAAAATATATGGCTGCTAATAACCTGACCATGAGTTATGCTTAAATAATAGTTATGCATAATGACAATTCGTGCAAAAAGTAAATGCTTGTTATCCTTATCTTTCCCCATCATAAAGTGAGCGTCCACCCAAAGTACATGCATTACGGGCGGCTTATAGTGCTCTGGGTCATTCTGTCCTCCTTATATCCGGTATTGTCAACTGACCAGCAATCTCGCGAACGACCTGACATAACATGCTGATGTTTGACCAGCAATCGCTGTTAGTCTGCTCCACCAGCTCGATGAATTCCTGAACTGTAAATGGGGTATCGAGACGTAAATCAGTTAGTGCGCCATGGAACCGCTGCAACTGTTCCTCCACCAGTTACGGGTCGTCATGCTGCTCACATAACCATTGTTTGATTGCCTGTTCGTCCTGGTGCTGCTGGATGAGGCGTAGGGCTGTCTGGATAGTGTCCTTTGGGACGACAACGTGCTCTGGGTGTTCTACGGAGTCTGCCGCCCATGTATGTGCGTATTTGAACTCTGTGTAGGTTTACTCATGTTTCATTTTGAACGCCGCCTGAACGCAGGCCCAGACCACTACGCCGCTCTGCTGCAGAATGTCGTCTTTCAGCAGTGGCAGGTCATCACCCTCGGCATTCTCTGACTCAGCCGGTGCTAGTGGTTGTTCACCGTCTAGCGATGTAATCGCCGTAATGCTCTCTTGCGGCCTGAATGATATCCATCAACTCAGCCACCTGCAGGTCAGTCTCAAGCGTCAGAGTAACGCGTACGCCCTCCTCATCCTGCTCTACCTGGCAATGTTTGGCTAACAGCTCCACCAGCTGGCGAGACTGTTTGGCACTGAATTGCGTCATGGCGGCGGCTTTGGTCAGCTTTTTCTTGCCCGCTGCTTTGACCTTTTCCAGTTCTGTCTTTGCCACTCTGCCCGCTGACGCACCATGCTCACGAACCAACGCGACCGCAGTTGTGGCGGCAACCTCTTTGTTTTTGACCAGTGCGATCAGTTCATCGCCAGACGTGAGCAGCGCTAAGTGGTTTTCGACGTCAGTGATCGACCGTTTAACTTTTTTGGCTATCTGCGCCGGTTCCCAGCCCTGATTAATCAGACGCTGATATGCTGCTGCTCGTTCCAAAGGTTCCAGTGCGCGTCCCTGACTGGATGTGACCATGAAGGCGATACGGTCTGCCTCACTGCCTATGAAGTCTTTGCATTCCAGTCGAATATTATAACCGGCCTCTTGTGCCAGTTTGGCCCCGTAGTAACGGTGATGGCCATCGATGATTTTTATGCCCTGCTCTGTTACCTGCACAGCGAGCGGAGGCACATGCTCACCAGCGATGTAGGCATCGCGGAATTCCTCGACGTGGGTTTGGTCGATTTCCCGAATGTTGTAACCAATCTCGACATAGAGTTCATCAACGCCCAGCAGGTAGGTTTTGCGGGTCGTGATGTCCGTTTCAGTTTTAGATTTGTTGTCGTAAATTTTCGATAGCGTAGTCATTTTTGATATCCCTTAATAATCGCGAAACCCTTCCGGGGTGGCGTAATCCATTGCTGAAATGTCTGTGATTGACCGCTGAACCGGGCCGAGCCTGAGTACCAGCTCATCCCATTTATCTCGGAGCTTTGACGGGCTGAGGATGTTCCGGCACCAGAACGGATCGCTCTGAACACGTTTGAACATCTTGCAAATCTGGTAGTGGGTGCGTTGGTCCTGTGAGCACATCAGGCGGACGTCGTTAGCCCACGCGGTCCAGTTGGGTTCTCTTGGTCTTGCCAGTTCGCCATCAGTCTCGGCCGCTTTTTCGTAGAGATGGATGATTTGCTCCCATATCCACTGCGCGCACTTCAAATCCTCCTCGCTGCCCCACATGGTTCTTTTGGGGCTGTACACCACCACGTCTTGATGACCAGATAGAGAGTTGTCCACAGGCAAAACGTCCGGGGGCGTAGCTCCAGGACATATAGGTTTTTTATCTAATGGATCATGTTTTGAATTTACTGACGGATCGTCGCCAGATTCTGGCGGGTGAAAACCCGGATTTTTTCCAGATTCCGACGGGTCAAAATTTGAGGGGTCAGAATTTGGTGCATCAGATTTTGACGCGTCAGATTTTGATGTGTCAGTTTTTGATGCATCAGATTTTGATGGGTCAGAATCTGATGCGTCAGATTCTGGCTGGTGAGCATAGGCCGCATTACGCAGTTTCCTGACGTTCAGCTGATACATATTCGACGTGTTACGGTTCCCCTTACGCCGCGTAGTGCTGGTCAGCCAGCCATCGGCCTCTAGCTTGCGTATCGAAGTGCGCACAGTGCTGGAGCCTGCGCCTATTTGACGGGCTATGGTCGCGATTGACGGCCAGCAGATACCCTCATCGCTGGAGAAATCAGCCAGACGCGCCATGATGGCCACACTGGTGATTTTCATACCTGACGCCGCGCAACCGTCCCAGACGTATGCAGACAATTTAACGCTCATCACTAACTCTCCTAAACTTCTGACCCCATAGGTTACGGGGCTGGACGCAGACGTACGGATAGCCTGGACGCCTGAACAGCACCCGGTTATTCGTTACATCAACGCCTATGGTTTCAACAATCACACCGCGTGGATCGGCATAGCGCGCGACCCACGGCTGAATAATTTCGTCTGATAGCTGGGGCATTTAGCCCCCTGATTGATTTGATTTTCTGAGGTAGTCACCCACAGCTCGCTCTATGTAGTCGCGGGTGACCAAATTGCTCACGCCCTGTAAATTCGACACATAACGGAATGGCTGCCGACTGCGCCCGCCCGTCATGGGCAGGCAACGGAATTGCGGAAAATCCGGGGATCTGTTTAAATTATTCACGCGATTATTTCTCCACACTAATTGATGTAGTCGCCGAAAGCGCCGGGCTGCAACCTGGCGCTTTCACTTTTCTGCGGCACAAAAAACCCTATAAACCAGCGTCGTATGCTCCTGTAATTTGGTAATGGCACGGTGTAGTTCCTCGTCAATCACCTCACGCTCATGCGGTTCCACCACTCCATCCTCGATAGCTGCCCTAACCTGCTGTGAGTAACGGGTGATCTGCTCGATGGCCTCCAGCAGTCGCTGATTGATATCGCCGTAATCCACCAGCTCTACATCCGGTAGTGGCACAAACACGCCACCAGACGTTTTGGCTATGGCGTTTGCAATGTGATGACTACCAGCTGCATGCTGCAATACCATTGACCAGCCAATCGGAAACAACTGGTCGCCACCATTGCGCAGCCTGTTATGAACAGCGTCCTCGGTAACATCCAGAATCTCTGCGGCCTCTGAATATCCACCAGCCAGACCGGCAACAGTTTTGCGGATGGCTTTAATCAGCCACGCTGGCTGTCGTTCAGCTTTCCATTTCGGTTCATTACCCACGCTTTGATGTCCTCTGCTGTGGTTTGAAGACTGGAGTAAGTTCTGGATAATCTTTCCAGTTAAACGGCACAGAGCCTGCCGTAGCAGCCGCAATCAATAAGGCGTACTTCCAAGGGATTACATCACCCCACAAACTTACCGTTGATTTTGAAACGTTTAGGGCTGTAGCTGTCGCTACAGTTCCCCTGAAATGCTTAATAACTGTTGTTTTACGCATAGTTCCTCCTTAAACGAATTCAGTTTAAACAACAAAACTTAAAAGCGTCAATAATAAAAAACTTTCCAGTTTAAGAATCCAAACACATGATTGAATCAGTGAGTGACCGCATTAATAAGCGAATGAGAGACTTGAACCTGCGTAGCAGAGATCTAGTTGCTGCAACCGGGGTATCAAAGGGAACTGTTAGCCAGTGGGTTAACGGAAACAATAACCCATCCGCAACACATATTCCCAAACTAGCTAAAATACTAAACGTTACTGAAACTTGGTTAATAAATGGCGGGGCATATTCACAAAGGGTTAAGTCAGGTGAGGTGGATCAAAGGCCACTCCAGAGGATCCCTCTAATCTCGCTGGCGCAGGCGGGGGACTGGAGAAACCTCATGAACCTTGATAATGAATTTCCTGATTGGACTAGTGTGACAGACGATGTTTCCCCCCGTGCATTTTCTGTAAAAATGGATAATGACTCAATGACAGGGGATGGCTCCATCAGCATTCCTGAAGGCTCCACCATAATTTTTGACCCCGATGTTAAACCTCAATCAGGCAAGATAGTTTTAGCTCGCGTTGGTGAATCAACAGTAATCAAGAAATTGGTTATCGATGGGCCAAGTGCTTACCTTGCCCCCATAAAACCCGGCTATAAAACGATTGAGCTTGAATCGCTCGACCATGTTATTGCTACAGGTGTTTCCGTTCAGACCAAACTGCCATAAATTCACATCCTCAACTCTTCAGATTACCAACCGCCCGCTATAACGGGCCTTTTGTCCTCTCCTGCGCTCAATGGTTTTGATATCAAAACTTTTTATGTTGACTTGATTGTTTTGATGAGTAAACTTCGATTCCACAGGAAAGCATCACTCTTTTTGATGAAATAAAGGATGCCCTGTAATGCTTTTTTAGTGTGGAGAAACGGCGGAGGGCTATTGCAGTAGCCCACTAGCCATAATCGAGGAACGGATTATGATCTTGGACATCGACGACCTGATTACTGAAATTTTCGACGAATACCCCCAACCACGCCTCATCTGTAATACCCCTGGAGATTACACATCGCGGCTGATTTCGCAGCTCAACCTGAAACGCTCCGCGCGTACCAGACTGACCCCTCACCGCGCCTCAGTAAGTTCGCGCCCTACTCAGCAGGAGGCGCAACAATGAAAAAAGTCGCGCAATATCGCCGCAGTAATGGCCCGAACGCTGGTTTCAGCGAAAAACTAGCCTGGCGACTATCTAAAGGCCCAGCAACTGGTCAGGAACTGGCTAACTGGATGGGAATCACCCTCCGGGAGTTTAACCGGCTCATTCTCAACACCATGCGTCATGGCGGGAAAACGCTGCAGGTTGAGGCATCCAATCCGATCAGCTTGGGTGGTAATGCTCTCGACCGCACCTACACCCTGGTCAGGCGTCCACGCCGGGTTGCCCCGCAGGCATTGCCACCAATGGTGATCAACCAGAGCAATGACCGGTCAGAGGAGGCTATCAAGTGCCACCGTGCTGCAGCTAAAAGACGTGCCCGACTGATTGCCAGCGGGATTTACATGGAATGTATGGGTTAAGGAGTTACGGATGACTGAAGTTAAACGTTATTCCCATAATGGTTTGCGGGGAATGTTAGAGCATAAAGCGGGTCGTTATGTAAGTTATGAACGCTACGCTGCTCTTAATACAGAGCGTGACGCGTTGATGGCTGAGAATGCCGTTCGTGGAGAAATAATTGAGCGCCTGATTGGTCAATACAGTGCGGCGGGTTATCACGCCGTACAGAATTCACTTAATCCAGCACAGTCATTGCTATACGACGCAATGCAGGTGCTGAAACAGCCAGCCACCGACGCCTACTTCAACTTAGTGCGGGCTGAGGGTGTTGAGTTGGTTAAGTCTCATCCAGCGATAACGCTCTGCAACCTCACGCATGTCTGTGAAGAAATAGCCAACCAACTCCGCGGCTGTAAGGATGGTGAGTGATGGATGCATCCGCAAAAAAGAAATACCTCTCCAAAATCCAGAAACTGATGCGTCTGGCAGAAAACACCAGTAGCCCTGCAGAAGCCGCCAGTGCCATGTCAAAAGCTCAGGCGTTCATGCGTGAGCATGGCCTGAGTGAATCAGAGGTCGTGTTCTCTGAAATCAGCACCAGTGAAAGCAAAAGCTCACCGAGCGATGCTGAGAAGCTGCCTCGCTACATGATTTTCCTGACTCAAACCATCGAAAAGGCGTTCGCTGTTAAGTGCCTTGTAGGTTGGAGAGCAACCTCTGGCTACCGCTACAAACGCGTCGTTAGTTTTTACGGGTTGGATAACCGTGATGTTGCAGCTGCGTACATTTTCGACGTTCTGACACGCCAGATTAAGCAGGCGCGAAAAAAGTTCATCAACGAGCACTGCGAAAGTTGGCTTGCCTCGAAGCGAAAGGCGGCACTGGCTGACCAATTTTGTGAGGGCTGGGCCTCTGGTGCCTATCACGCAGTGAAAGAGCTGGTCATCGATGAAGAGCAGGAGGCCAAAATGAGTGCCTACGCGGAGAAACTGAGAGATGAGGGCATGGGTAAAGCCAAGACCCGTAACAGTAAAGACGATGACTGCCCCTCTCATGCTAAATATCTCGGCTACCAAGAAGGTAAGCACGCAAAGGTGTTTCATGGGGTTGATGGAAGCAGTAATGGCCCTGCGCTAATCGGTATGGCGGAATAATGATGTCCGGTAATGAGGTTTGATTATGTCCAGAATGGTTAGCCTTGAGGATTGGGCTAAAGATGAATTTGGAGAAGAGGCTCCAAGTGTGCGCACTTTGAAGGCGTATGCGAAAGGCAAAATGATGGCTCCACCAGCGGTAAAGGTTGGCCGGAAATGGATGATTGATCGTGAGGCGCGGTTTACCGGAATTCTCGCCGCACCAAAATTAGCACCTACAGCAAACCCAAAATTGAGAAGGATTATCGAGGATGGCTGCAAGACCGCGCACCCATAACATTACAATCCCCAACCTCTATTCAAAGCTGGATAAACGCACTGGTCGTGTGTATTGGCAATATAAGCACCCTATCACTGGCAAATTTCACAGCCTGGGAACTAATGCTGATGAAGCGAAGCAGGTTGCTAATGAAGCCAATGCCATTATTGCAGAACAGCGGACCCGGCAAATACTCAGCGTTAACGAGAAGATCGCAAAAATGCGGGAGTCGCGAGAATTTATCACCGTCACAACTTGGCTTGATCGTTATCTTGAAATACAGCAGGAGCGTCTTGAGTCAGGGGAGATAAGAATAAATTCGGTGAAGCAGAAAAAGAAACCTGTCGAATTGTTACGTCAGAATTGCGGAATGATGTATTTAAAGGACGTTGGGGCGTTAGAGGTCGCGGAGATAGTCGATGCTGTTAAAGCCGAAGGCCATAACCGTATGGCTCAGGTAGTGAGGATGGCGATCATCGATGTGTTCAAAGAGGCCCAGCACTCTGGGCACGTTCCGCCCGGCTACAACCCAGCGCAGGCCACCAAACAACCACGCAACCGGGTAGTACGTCAGCGTCTTTCACTGGACGAGTGGCAAGCTATATTCAGGGCTGCAGAAGATCATCCGCCCTATCTTCAGTGCGCAATGCTTTTGGCCCTAGTCACCGGCCAGCGTATTGGGGATATTTCCAATATGCATTTTTCGGACATCTGGGACGACATGCTGCATGTTACCCAGGAAAAAACCGGGTGCCGTGTTGCCATCCCTCTGAGCTTGAGGTGTATGGCCATTGATATCTCACTCAGAGAGGTTATCGCTCAATGCCGGGACGCTGTAGTGAGTAAATATCTGGTCCATTTCCGTCACTCAACCTCACAGGCCGTCCGAGGTGATAAGGTTTCTGCCAGCTCTATTACAACGACGTTCAAAAAGGCCAGGAATCACTGTGGGCTCACTTGGGCTGAAGGTGCAGCACCCACCTTTCATGAGCAGCGTTCGCTATCAGAACGTCTGTATCGTGAACAAGGTGTGGATACTCAAAAATTACTTGGCCATAAGACTCAGAGAATGACTGATCGCTATAACGATGATCGCGGCAAAGACTGGATTGTGGTGGATAACATGTGTAAATCTTGAAGGCGGTGACCCGCCTTTTAAGAACATTAATTAAATTAAAAATGAAACTTTCATTTAACAGCATTGCCGTCAGCAGTCGTCATTCCGTTTAGATTCCGCACTTTTCCGTAAGTTTCTGTTAATTATTAAATTTGCTATTCTTTTAACTAATCTTTTTGATATTACTGAAACCATTTGCTCTTCTTTTTCTCTCGCTTTACTTTTCGACTTAAAATATGCCCAGACTTGGGCTGCAGCAAAAAGTGACAAAAACAACAAAACAGAAATAACAATGCCTTTTGGGTAATTATAGTTTGCGGGGAAAATAAGCCCCTTGCAACTCCAAAAATAAATAGCGGAAATAATAAAAGTAACTACCCCGTTAAATGCATTGGCCTTAAAAATGCTCTCTTCAAGGTTAGAAGTTGCCTCATTTAATTTCTCACAAAACACTATCGAACTAGCTTCATCTTTATTGTTAGAGATCAGATAGCCATTGATTATAGTATCTGCATTCTTTCTTTCAGCATCACCGCCTCTTACTCCCTGATATAAAGCATACCCTACCGAAAGAAATATAATAATTGAAGCGGTGGCAAAAAAATCCCAATCAACATCCAGTGGAGATAACGTTAATTTACTCAACTTAAATAGTAGTATTACAGTGGCCGCCCAAGCTGCAATAAGTACTAAAGAAAAACGGACTGCGCTATTTGCACGTTTCAGCACTTCATAATGACGAAAGAGACTTAAGTTGACCATTTTTTACTCCATTAAAAAATTTCAATAAATCAGTTTTGGGGAAGAATTTTGGGGAAGTTTTGGGGAAATAAAGTAAATATCAAAAAGCCAACACGATTTTTACATTCGTGTTGGCTGTATGTTACGTAAAGCCGATTACATATTTTCGATGATCGCGTCACCAAACTCTGAACATTTCAGCAGCTTAGCGCCGTCCATCAGGCGTTCGAAATCGTAAGTCACGGTCTTGTTAGCGATAGCGCCTTCAACACCTTTAACAATCAGGTCAGCCGCTTCGAACCACTCCATGTGACGCAGCATTATCTTAGAAAAACAATGTTATCCAACTGATTTTATTGATTAAAAACCAAGAAAATATTGCTTTACATGTCCTTTATTAACGGAAATAAACGCTATATAATCCAATAGGTTGCGTTGAGTTTTGGGGAAGACTTTTATCCCAACTCTGTATGAATTTCACTCATTACAATTTCAGATTGGCAGTGGTAACAGGTTAGTAACAGCTACGCTCATTTTGCGACTGGCAGGTCAGCAAAACGGGTCGTATAAGCTGGTGAAAGCATCTCTCTTTTCATGGCCCATGACTTCTCAATTCCCTGCCCCGCAAAAAATAAATTGGCCTTCCCGCTCTGATTTAGCCCATCTAATACTCGCATCAGAGCTTCACTGTTTGGCTGTGGCCTGTACTCATCAAACAGATTGAGCTGAGACACACCCTGGCTGAAAAAATCGCCTAACGTCACCCCTGCTTTCATATAACGGTGTCCGTCCACCCATATGTCATCAAGTGCATCCATAGCAACACGTATGATGTCGCGAGTATCATTAGAAGGTGTAAGCAGCTTTCGCGAAGCCTGATTGCCATAAAAGACCTCGCCCTCTGCGTGCGGGCTAGTTCGGACAAATACTGCTATCTGCTTACAGTACTGCCTTTCTTTTCTCAACTTTTCGGCTGCCCGCTCTGCGAAAGAGCAAACAGCCTGACGCATGTAAATGTATTCAGTGATGCGTGAACTGAATGAACGCGAGCACACTATCTGTTGTTTGGTTGGTGCAAATTCTTCGAGCTCCAGGCATTGCTCCCCGCGCAACTCTCTTACTGTACGCTCCAGCACCACGTTAAAATGCTTTCGGATAATGTATGTGCTTTGCTCTGACAGGTCTTTAGCGGTAATCACACCCATTGCATTCAACTTCTTGCTTATGCGACGGCCAACACCCCAGACATCCTCAACGGGCACCAGTGCCATCAGCTTCTTTTGACGCTCAATGTTCGACAGGTCAAGTACGCCACCTGTCTTTGACCACTTTTTTGCAGCGTGATTTGCCAACTTCGCAAGGGTCTTAGTTGGAGCAATGCCCACACCTACGGTGAGATGCGTTTCTTGCTTGATACGCGCCCTAACCTGGCGTCCGAATTCTTCCAGTGGTTCAATGCGGCTCATGCCTTCGAGATTCATAAACGCTTCGTCGATTGAATAAATTTCCACTGCTGGGGCCATACCCTCCAGCGTGGTCATTACCCTGTTCGACATGTCCGCATAGAGTGCATAGTTCGAACTGAAGATATGGACGCCATGCTTTCTGAATTCGTCTTTAAGCTTGAAGTAAGGCGCGCCCATCGGCACCTGCAACTTTTTGGCTTCTGCGGAACGTGCAATGACACACCCATCGTTATTCGACAGCACGACCACTGGTTTGCCGCGTAAGTCAGGACGAAAGATCGCTTCGCAGCTCGCATAAAACGAGTTCACATCAACCAGGGCGAACATCACATGCCGCCGTTGGGATTGAAAACCTGAAACACTCGCTCATCACCATCCGTAGGTGAGACATCTCGGAACGTAGTCGTATGCGTCTCTATCCACTTATTCGCAGCGCTAAGGGTGTAATGCCAATTTATCAGGTCGAGTTCTTTCACAAAGTCGAGTGTACTGATGGTAAATCGGCCTTCAGCGTCACGCTTAATCGCCTGCCTGAAAGCCATCATAATTTCGTAGTCGCGTGGCATGATAAATCCTCCTATGATAAATACTGTATAAATAAACAGTAATGGCATTCAATGGATTTGATCAAGCCGAAAAGGCTCAAAAGATTGTAAAATTACTGAGAATGCAGAACCTTTTCGTCATCTGGCTAAGTTGTGCACAACTAATCTCAAATTTTTTTCGCAATCTTTAAAGATAGGCGTGACCTATGCCTGACTCTTCGCCGGGGCTTTATAGAATGCAGTTTAGAGCTACTATGAGCGAGGAACGAATATGTCATGTACGGAATACGCACTGCTTGAAATTATGCAAGATGATCAATTATGTTCTGACAGATTTCGTTACTGGACATTCGCCGTAAATGTGCACTTTCGTCTAAGTTGAAAAGCACGTTTTTTACGATGTGGGAGCTATCAACACAGTATAGAATGGCACGGGGGCACCAAGCACCGGAGCGAGGGATAAGGAAGAGGGTAATGGAGAGTGTAACCTGATCGACAAAGCTGAAATGGAGAGAAACATAAAAAGGCCGAAAGTACGGCCTATGTTTTTATATGCTATTTATCAATAGGAATGAATGTTACATTTAAAACTGTAAGTGCTTCTTCTATGGCGTCAACATGTTCGGGCCAGTCCTTTTCTACATCAGTACCGTAATAAGCCAATGGGCAACGAAAATTTAGGGCAGCATCCTTTTGTAGCTGAGTTAAAGCTCGGTCATGCTCATAAGCTCTCCTAGCACTCTCATGCATTTCTTTCAAATTTCTCACCGAAAATGTGTCGTACAATTCTTTAAGAGTCATTTATTTTCCTCTAATATTTTTTAATCTCTGGCATAACGGTTTGTGATAGAAGCAAGTCGGTCTAGCAAAAAAACCTGACCTATTACAACATTAATAGTTAATTAATCTAAAATTTAACCGCCTGCACGTACCAAAATTCATTAATTAACACCATTTAGCATCATATGGATATTCAGGCAGTTAAGGAAATGGTCGCGCAGTTGTGCAATCTGTTGAGTAAAGTCAATCCACATCCTTATCACATTCCGGGCAGGAACCTTCAATAATAAAACCATCACAATTTTCACATGGCTCCATTTCAACAAACCCACCTTCTTTTCCATAGTAACACTTATCGTTGAGGCAGACCCCTGCATTATTTTCTTTATCAAATATTAAAGAAGGAAATCCACACTCAGGACAATCAAGATAGTCTGACATATCAATATCTTCATTTTTATAATCGCAGCAAATACAATACGTTTCAACAGGATAACCAGTACCTTTGTACAATATAAAGTGGGAATGGTTCTCACATGAAGGACAAAGAGCTAAATAGTTATCTGTATCACCTTGTATTTTAAGGAACTTCTGCTCCGCACCTATAATTTGCTTTTCAATAATAGAATTATATTGATTAACGTAATCAATCTCAGATAAAATTATTCTAAAGGAGGGTTTGAAAACCTCAATGTAGAGGCTTGAGAGTAACTTAGATAATATTTCTGGTGATATTTCTATTGCAAAATGCTGTATCTTATTCCTCTCTTTTGCTAACCCCTTTACAATGCCAAGCTTTCCTTTAAATTCCTCCGAGTAATGCTTCATAACTTCATCACACAAACTATTTATATCTATTGATTTTAACTTATACGACTCATCCTCTGTAGGAGTCATCGGGGCTTTGCAAATTTTAAATAAAGAATTCTTATCGAATATCAGTATAATGTTAACCCTGCTTAGTATCTCTTTTAAAATTAACTCAGAGCCATGAAACATATTAATAAGACATTGCTTGTATTTACGCGGTGTGAATTCTTTCGTAGCATCGTAAAAATAATCCAAGCCAAGATCAATGGAATCCAAAGCATTCTCGATTAGTGAAAATTTAACTAAACTATTTTTGCTCATAATTATTTAACCTTACATTCCGCACATGAATCGCACTGGCGATCATTCACAATTTTTATTGATTTTATTACTACTGATATTAGTATACATCACTACAGGTTTAATGTTCGCATTTGACATTTAGGAGTTTGAACCCCAAGAGCAGCACACTATTTTAAAACTGGAAATTTATGATATTTCAAAATTATGCATCTCAATTAAAATAAAATTAATTGTAGATTACCCACAGATCTACTATATAAACCCCTTGTCACCCATGAATAACCTGATTTTATTTGCAGGCAAGCTTAGCTAAATAAAAAGGCATGCTAAACCAACAATCACCCTCCAACTTTCATTATATTGAATCACTCCTCTAATACATTAAAAAATATCTTTTTAAATAGAAAGAGTAATATTGGGTTTTTTACATTATTATACAACTGCTCATCATAAAGAAAATAATCGAGGTATTCAGGCCGTATATCACTTAAAAAATCCAAAGAAAAGACAAGCTTTTCTTTACTAAGAAAAAGGCATTCAATAATTTTTTCAGGGGTGATATCAAAACCCTCACATTCATATATATGTGCAGCCTTCTCCCAAGCGTGTATCAATAAAGGCTGACCATTTAAATCCATTTTAAATACAAATGAAAAGACACGCACGCCATTTTCTTGCGATACCAAATCATAGGTTTGAGAGAAAGCCCAGCCGAGTTTATAGCAAGGGAATTCAGCGAAATCAACAAGATAATTTTTGGCTTGAATACCAGCCCATAATTTATCGTAGAATTCACATGCGGAACTTAATAGCTCTTCGTTACAGCCAATTATTTCATGAATAATCTCAAGCCCTTCTTGAAGCTCAGAAATATCAAGCCCCTCTTTTAATAACTCAGAGATTAAAGATTGGATTTCAGAATCCATATCTCTAGCCACTTTAATTAAGATCTGATAACTGAGTTTATGGCGCCTCATCATTCTTAAAGCTTGTAAGTTTACGTATTCTAAATCGACATCCCCACTTGGTTGGTCTAGAGATTTAAATAAAGACTGATCGTGCTCACTGCAATAACCAGAAAAATTTAAAACATCTCTAACATGTATTTTATCAAAGATGAATTCTAATGAATTATTTTTGAGGTTGCGTTTTAGTATAACTACCTTCCCCTCATCATCTGCTAAGGAACTGAGGGCTGCTCTCTCAGATAACTCATGACAATAGGCACTAGGTTTATTGCAACCATCATGCTCACAGTGCCAGTTAAATTTTCTACCTGCGTTGATAACCTTATTGTGTGTCGAGTTTATTTTATGGTGAATTTCTCGCTTTGGGTTTTGGTAAAAACCCAGAAGCAATAAATCCTTTAAAACTTCATTGCCTTGGGACATATCCATGATTTTGGATATTGTTTCGGTATAAGAACCACCCTGTATTTCATCAAATATATTCAATGGCTGTGATTGCTCATCATTTACCATGCTTATCTCACTCATTATCCAAACATTAGTGATGAATATAAAAAAAACCAATCATTATAGCTAACATAATTATGGATAAATTTCTTTTGACGCACTTAAGTCAAATTACCAAAACTATTATTCGTTTGTTATTCTTCAGTGCAATTAAATCCCTACCGCAACTGGCGCTCTGCGTGCTTTGGCATATAATCTGCACAGAAGGCTAGCGAGTAGCCTGCATTTACACCACAGCACAGCATTTAGGCTCAACTGAAGCCATGCATCAAATTGAAGCAAAATGAGCCGCCCTAAACTCATTTTCTTACCGCTTTGTCCTGCTCCCAATGAGTGATATTATCGATGCCCAATGTCGGTTCAGATGCAAGCATCAAAGACTGTTTAGGAAAAATTTTCATCAAATCTGGCACGCGGCCAAAGTCTTCTACTGTCTCAGCCCATTCGTAGTTATCATTAAATGGGTAATAATTTACACTATGTAGAAATACCCCTAATATAGTTGTTTCGGAAGCATCGTAAGATGAGATGTTTAATTTATTCTTATCCCTACGTAACTCCTCGATTTTAATGCCGTCACAAGTCTCGAAGAGGATGTGTACTACGCCGTCTCGGTCGGGAGGAATCTGCTTAACGGCATCATTAAGCAAGCTTTTAAAATGCTTAGAACGTCGGCTCAGCGAAATCTCATGGTCGCAACGCCACTGCGCTCCTACACATTTGGCGACACCCTTTACAAATATGTTGAGAATGTCCTCACTGGTACCGGGACGAATGATTTTGTTAGCAACAGTTGCAATACTGCGTTTCTCATTACTGTCCATGTTACCAAACACAAGCAATTCATGTTGAGGACTATTGGCTTTGACGGAAAAGTTACGGTAGTGACTTTTTAGCTCTTTTTTGTCTATGGATTTAATCTCAACACTAATTGAATTAACTCTTAACATTCCAGCTTTACTTCTCAAGGTGAGATCTACCGCCTTGATCACTTCTTCCGGTTTTACATTTTCCAGCTGCTCATGAAAAATCAGATCGACAATTTTCCAAGGTGCGACATTAAGCATGTGGCGGCTTAAATCAGCCCATATTTCGGCCCATGCTTTCTCTTCAGTTTTTGCATACCTTGTTTGTTTATCGGCCCGCTTACACTCAACATAAAATTCGATATTACCAAATCTTACAAGCATGTCTGGTGATTTTTTGGTCTTTCCATCAGGCCAAACAATGCTATTTTCAGGAATGAAGGAAACATCGTAGCCGTTCTTCAAATAGAATGCTGCGGTAAGGAGTTCAAAAAGTTGGGTTTCCGGTTTGTTATTATTTGCTAGCATTTTGTCCAAAACAGCATTGACGTAGGGGACATCTCGGAGCTGGTCAGCAACAGAACCAATGGCCATTGCATAGGGATAGATTCTGCGACTGCTGTAAGTAGAATCACTGTGGATAAAATCATGAGCCAGATAAGAGGCTAGTATGTACCAATCAATGTCATCTTCTGCAGGAGAGAAGAGCTGAGGTTCAATTGGTGCCTTGATGTTGATCTTCGACTCTTTATCTCTTATGCGTCTCAAATAAGCATTTTTGCGCACCTCCCAAGAATTAGTTCCGAGTCTTTCAACAAGTAACTCATAAAAAGCTTTAGTTCGAGTACGCTCTATGTGACCGGCAATGTCCATTTCAGTTTCCCTAAAGTAGTAACCCCCATTTTTAACGGAGATGATAAGTAGAATCAATTAATATTGATATAGACATTGCAGCCCTCTAATCCTGCGCCATCGTATTCGTAAGGTAGACTTGAGGTACAAAGCAGAAACTAATAGCATTCAAGGTGCAAACTGTAATCCATGTCCTGTCACCGGGGCTTTTTTTAGGCCTGTAACAGCACTGACAGTGCAATGCTGACAGCCAAGTCGTCACAATGCTTTGAGAGCACCAAAATCATTCTAGCGATGGCATCTGGCGTTAGTTGCTCTCCTGTAGTCATCAACTGCCAGACAGCCTCTCCCATAGTCATACATACTGCGTCATATGCCTGTTCCTCAAATCCATTTCCCATGGAGTTCCTCCTATTTAGTGAAGTCACAATGTAACCCATCCAATTGATTTTTGAATGTTCGAAAATCAGATTTGCGGCGCGCCTTCCAAATAATGTTTATTGGATGCACTGCATAATAAAAAAACCCGGCATAAGCCGGGCTGGTGTTGGCGAAATCAGATAATAAAGCAAAATGAATAAAGGAAACTAATTATTTTATTTAAACCCAGAATAGTAACTATC